CAAATGATTTACTTCATTTCACGATTAATAACAAACCAAACGATCCGTATATTGGAACTAGTTATAACATTGCTTTAAAAAGTGTTTTGGACAATCTGAAGCAAGCGGCAACAACAAAAAAAGGATTTATGGCAAGTCAATATATGCCATCTGTAATCATATCTGTTGAGACTAGCGCTGATGAAATGGCAAGCGAAGAGGGAAGAAACAAATTACTCGAAAAGTACATTGAAAATAAAGAAGCAGGAAAACCCTGGGTTATTCCTACGGATTTGATGAATGTGCAATCAGTTAAGCCATTAACGCTTAAAGATTTAGCAATTAATGAGAATGTCGAAATTGACAAAAAGACAGTAGCAGCAGTGATGGGAATCCCATCATTTTTATTAGGTGTAGGGGAGTTTAATCAAGAAGAATACAACAACTTCATAAACACTAAAATAATGTCAATCGCAAAAATCATAGAACAAGAATACACAAAGAAACTTATTTATTCAGATAAGTGGTTTTTTAGGTTTAATATTCGATCTCTCCTTTCATACAGCATCAGAGATACGGTAGATGCGGGAAGCGCATTAGTAGACCGTTCTGCTATGTCTAGAAATGAATTTAGAGATTGGCTGGGATTAAATCCAGAAGAAAGATATGAAGAGTTATTAACTTTAGAAAATTATATTCCAACACATATGTTAGGAACACAAAAAAAATTGAATGGAGGAAATGAAAATGTTGAATAGAAGCATGCAATCGAAAGCAGAATTAAGAGCGGTTGCGGATGAAATGATTATTGAAGGTTATTTCATAGTTTTTGACACAAATACAGAGATTTACAAAGGTCATTACGAGCGTATAGACAAACACGCTTTAGATAACACGATTGGTGGAGATATCCGATGTCTTATTAATCACGATTCTAATTATGTGCTTGGAAGAACCATATCACAAACATTGTCATTAAGACTTGATGATCATGGGTTATACGGAAAAGTAATGATTAATCCAAATGACGTGGATGCAGTAAATGCGTATGAAAGAGTAAAAAGAGGAGATGTAAGCGAAGCTTCGTTTTTGTTTGAAATTCTCGAAAGGACTATCCAAGATACTTCCGATGGTATTTTGGAAACCATTACAGAATTAAAACTTTATGAGATTTCAATAGTTACATTCCCCGCTTATGAAACTACTTCAGTAAAGGCGCGTTGTGATGAAATCCATCAAGTCATTGAAGATGAAAAGGCGCGAAATTTAAACGCGAAGAAAACAACACTTTTACAAAAAGTGAAAGGAAAGGAAAAAGTATGACACAAGAAATTAAATTAGCGAAGGAGCTTGAACTTAGAAAGGCATCATTGAGTGATATGGNCAAAAGAGAGAGCGAGATTGCAGAAAAAGAAACCGAATTAGTAACAAAAATTGAAGCAGCAACAAATGCAGAAGAGTTGGAAGGTTTGAATGAGGAATCTGATGAACTTGAAAAAACCAAAAAAGAATTAGAAACGGAAAAGTCCGACTTAGAAACGAAGATCGCTTCTATTGAAGGCGAATTGGAAGAAATAAGGTCCAAAAAAGAAATTATCAAAACTAAGAAAACAGAAGAAAGAGGAAAAGATATGAAAAATGATGAAGTGAAAAATGAAAATGTGCAAGTAAGAGAAGCATTGAATACATATGTACGTACTCGTTCTACCAAAATTGCACAAGAGAAAATTGAAGACGCAAAATTGAGAGACGGGTTTGTATCAGCGGATGGGGAAGTGTTGATTCCTGTTAGCATTGTATATCGCCCACAAGAACAACCATCTGATGTTGTTGACTTAACTAGATTCGTTGGCGTCGTTCCAGTAACAACAGCAAGTGGAACTTATCCTGTGTTGAAGCGTGCTACAGCAATCTTATCAACAGTTGCTGAATTAGAAGAAAATCCTGAACTTGCAAAACCAGAGTTTATCACGGTTGATTGGAAGGTTGACACTTATCGTGGCGCTATTCCTGTTTCTCGTGAATCTATTGATGATGCAGCAGTGGATTTAATGGGTATTATCGAAAAGAATGCAGAAGAACAACGCGTTAACACAGATAATGCAAAAATCAGTGCTATTTTTAAAACGTTTACTCCGGTATCGGTTACCGATGTTGATGATATTAAAACTGTGCTAAACGTAAAGTTACTACTAGCATATAAGAGAGAGTTTGTTATGAGCAAGTCTTTCTACAACATTGTTGACCAATTAAAGGATGAAAATGGTCGTTATCTTTTCCAAGAATCTATCACATCACCAAGTGGATATACTTTCTTAGGTAGAGTTTGCCATATTGTTGAAGATACTGCTTTAGGAGCAGATGGGGAAGCACATGCGTTCTTAGGCGACGGAGAAGCAGCAGTTAAAAAGTTTGCTCGTGCAAATCTAGGAGTGAAATGGGTAGACCATCATATCTATGGAGAATATTTACGTGCAGGTATGAGAGCAGGGTATTTCAAAGTGGATCCTGATGCTGGGTTCTTCTTGACATGGACGGGAGCATAATATGCATAAAGCAATTGCGAATTTTAGAGACTTAACAGATAAACACGATTACGTTGAAGGGGATAAATTCCCCTTTGATGGTCGTGAAATCGATGCAAAACGCATTAGTGAATTGGCAAGCACTGGCAACAAATTAAATAAAGTGTTGATTGTAGAAGTTAAAGAACAGAAAAAAGAATCAACACCTAAAAAAGATGCCGGACAAGACGCTGAATAATTCCGAAGAGAATATCAAAAAGATTTTAAATATAGTCAAAGCACGAGCGGGTATTAGCACTACCATCAGAGATGATTACTTAAAAGAAATTATCAATGGCATAATCGATGAATTAATGAATATCAATGGTGTAGATTTAGACGTAGAAAAAGCTAGTCATTTGATGTTTGTTGTTGACTATACCGATTTCAGATATTCTAGTTTGGATTTTAATATCGAAATGCCAAGACACTTAATGCTACGGCTAAACAATTTAATTATTAGTGATTTAAAGTCGGGTGATTCTGATGCCAGTACGTGATGCTTCGTATTATTACGCAAAAAAAGGGAAAAGAAAATCCAATTATGACTATGAAGTTACATTAATAAAAGAAAAAATTGAAACCGATGAAATCGGAAATCAAATATCAACATCATCTAAAAGAACTGTTTTATGTAAAGTAACAGCGGTGTCAAAAGAAGATTTTTATAAAGCATCAATATCTAACTTGCATCCATCAATCATTATTACGGTAAAACGCTATGAATACGAAAACGAAAGAAAATTAATATATGAAGGGAGTACTTATATGGTTATACGTACTTTTTCAAATAGCGTTGAAGAAACTGAACTGACATGCGAGGAGTTGATATACGATGTCGAAAATCCAACTACAGAACCTAGCGAGTGAACTAGACGATATTCTTGAAGAATATGGACGGAATATTAAGATGGCGATTGATGAACAAACCGAACAATCAGGAATTGAATTAAGAGATAGAGCAAAAGAAATTGCTCGAACAAAAATAACCAGACACAGAAAACGAAATGAATACATACGCACAATAAAAATAAACAATGTAGATCGCATTGCGGGAAATTCAGCGGTGCTAAGTGGCGGAAATCGAAATACGGGATTAGTTCATTTATTAGAGAAAGGTCATATTTTAGCGAATAGTGGTCGAAGAACAAGAGCATTCCCTCATTTTGGCCCTGCATTTGATGAAATATCTCCGAAGTACATTAAGGCACTGGAAGAAATAAAAAGAAAAGGAGGTAAGTAATTATGACATTAGCGGAATTTAAGAAACTATTAGATACATTAAATTTGCCAGTGGCATATATGTTTTTCAAAGACAAACCAAAACCTCCTTTTATTGCTTATTACATTGACGACAACACAAGATTTGGAGCTGATGATATTAATTATTTATCTACTCCTATTGTGAGCATTGAGGTGTATTCATTGAAGAAGGATGTTGAATTAGAAACAAGAATAGAAAAAATGTTCAGCGAGAACAAACTGTTCTATTCAAAAAACGGGGATATATTTATTGAAACGGATAATATTATCCTCACAACTTACCAAGTGGAATTAATAGGAGGAAAATTAATCTATGGATAAGAACAAAGTTACTTATGGTTTAAGAAATGTACTAGTTGCGTTTCATAAAGAGGGTGGAACGTTTGATAGTCCTGTATCAATTGCAGGAGCTGTAGGATGGACTCCAACCGCTGTAGGCGATACATCTGATTTCTATGCAGATGACGGAATCTTTTATAGCACTAACGCAAATAACGGCTATACCGGAGACTTGACTATGGCAAAAATCGATGATGAAATTGTTGCGAAAATGTTGGGTTGGGATATTGATGACAATGGCGCGTTAGTAGAGAATGCGGATGGAAAGCCTACACACTTTGCGATGATTTTTGAAGTGCAAGGTGATTTAAAGCCGCGTAGAACGGTTTATTATGATTGTCTGGCTAGTAGACCTGCAAAAGCAGAAAATACCAAAGGGGAAACAATAACTGTTAATCCTGACATTTACAACCTCAAAGTTGTATCAAAGGACTTTGGTGGAAAACCGATTGTCAAGGCAACACTTGAATTAAGCGACACAAATGAAACAGCTTTTGAAGCGTTTAACACCGCGGTGTATACACCTTCATTTACAGGCGCATAAAAGGGAGAGAAATCTCCCTTTACTATTTTAAGGAGAATAACATGAGTAAAAAAGAAGAAAACGTAAAACTACAAATTGGAAAACAAGTGTATGAAGGAAAGTATTCTCCATACACAAAACATATATATTTTGATGAATTTGCAAGGGATTTAAATATTGATGTATATCAATCGATGGTAAAGTACAACGGAATCGTAGGGCGAGTTGTTTGCGAGAGGATAGCATTTTGCATGATTAAGACACTTAATCCGAAATACCACATTGATTTTCCTTCGTGGATAGAGCAATTAGATGATTCACTTAAAGAAAATACTGATTGGATGAATGTAATTACAACAGAAGTTATTGATAGGATTATAAAAGAAGATTAGTCATGAAAATTGTAAACTTAGGCGAAACAGCAACTTATATTAACGGGAGTTTATTGACTCCTTTTTTTTATAGGCAGTACTTCAAAGAAAGTTTTTATGAAGCAATAGGAAGGGCAATACAAGCGGGTGTAATTATTGGTTACGAACATGCGTATCGGTTGCTATGGGTTTTGGTGAAAACTTACGAACCGAAAACTATCGATTACCATCAATGGATTCAACTCGTGGAAATAAAAGGCAACGACTGGGAAATTCCATTAATTGATGAAATTGCCATCAAGTTTGATATAACACTTCCTAAAAAAGAAGAGCAAGAGACTGTTGAAGAAAGCAATGAAGATATTAATTCGGAGTTGGCAATTCTAGTACAGGCAAAAAAGATAGGGTTGTCATTAGTGGAATGTGATTTGTTTAGTATGCAAGATTATGTAGACTTCATTGGGTTGTATTTTGATGACAAACCAAAAAAAGCAACACAAGAAGATATTGATAAATTGCTTGCATAGAAAGGAGCAAAGATATGGCATTTACTTATAAGGGTTTAACTGTTGAACTTGGAGCCGATACCAGTAAATTTTCAAATGCAATTAAAAGTATAAATAAAGATACTGCGCAGTTAGGTAGAGAATTAAGAGAAGTGACTAACCAATTAAAGTTAGATCCAAAGAACGCTAATTTACTTGCTCAAAAACAAAAAATATTGAACGAACAATATAAAGTGACTGAGGAAAGATTGAAAACCCTCAAAAGTGTTCAAGATTTGTATGCAAGCGGAATGGATGCAGCGGGAGAAAAGATACCCGATGATGAAATAAGAAAATTCAATGAGGATTTAGCAGTAACAGAAAGTAAATTAAAGACACAAAAAGCAGAACTAAAAGCCGTTACTGAAGAATTTGCAAAGTATTCCGGAGCGTTAGGGAAAGCAACGGCGGGGCTAGAAGACTTTAGTAAGAAAACAGGAGAAGTAGCACAAAAAACAAGAAATATGTCTTTGGTTGCTTCTGCTGCATTAGGGTTAATAGTCAAGTCAGCCATTGATTATGAAAGTGCGTTTGCGGGAGTAAGAAAAACTGTTGATATGACAGAAGAAGAGTTTACAAAATTAAGCGATTCTATTCGGCAAATGTCAAAGGAATTACCGTTTAGTGCCGTTGAAATTGCAAAAGTCGTTGAAATAGCAGGACAGTTGGGGGTTCATAATGACGGTTTGATGGAATTCACAAGAAATATGTTATACATGGGCGAAAGTACATCAATGTCAGCAGAAGAGTCTGCAAATAATTTTGCGAGGTTCATGAATATTATGGATTCCAATCAAAAAATAGTAGGAAACTTAGGTTCTGCAGTTGTTGAACTAGGAAATAATTATGCAACCACAGAAACAGAAATCATGGATATGGCTCTACGACTTGCGGGCGCAGGGAAACAAGCGAAATTGACAGAAGCGCAAGTATTAGGATTGGCTGCTGGGTTATCGTCTCTAGGCTTGAAAGCAGAGTCAGGAGGGAGTTCGTTCTCTCGCGTAATTCAAAGCATGTCATCATCAGCGAGTTATGGTGTAGATGCTATGCAAAAGTATGCTGATGTTGCAGGAACTACTGCTCAAGAGTTCTATGATCAATGGAAGAGTAAACCAATTGAAGCAATTAACATGTTTATTGCAGGGTTGGGCAGGCTCAATGAGGAAGACGCTAACACAATTGCAATATTAAATGATTTAGGGTTGGGTTCTATAAGATTAACAGATACTCTTTTACGTTCAGCTAATGCATCTGATTTATTAGCGGAAGCACAAAAATCTAGCCAAGATGCTTTCTTACGAGGAAGAGCATTAGAGGAAGAAGCAGCGAAGAGAAACGAAACATTAGCAGCTAAATTAGAAATCGTGAAAAATAAGTTAGTGGATCAAGCAATTACACTTGGCACAAAATTAATGCCACATATTGAAAATTTTGCAGAATGGATAGGGAAAGTGGCTGATGGATTTGGAAATATGAATCCAGGGATGCAACGGGCAATTTTGCTAATGTTAGGAGCAACCGCTGCAATAAGTCCATTCGCGAAAGGATTGTCACTAATAACTGGAGGATTAGGGAAAGCTGTAGGGGCGGTGTCTACATTTGCAACAGCTATAAAAGGAGGCTCTACAGTTGTTGGTGCATTGACTGCTACAATGGGCCCGTTAGGTGTTGCGATTGGAGCGGTAGCGGTAGCGGGTGCGGTGTTAGGAGGTATATACCTCTTAGTAAATTCATCTGCAAAGAAAGCGGACGAAGAAACAAAAAAACTAACTGATAGTATTGAAAAACAATCACAAAAAATGAAGGAACTTGACGAATCACAACAAGTGAAACTTACAAGTGATATGGCATCTATTGTTATTGCGGAACGATATAAAAATGAATTAGATAAATTAATCGACGCTGAAGGTAATATCATAGGAAACAAAGAAAGAGTAAATTGGTTAGTTAGTGAATTAAACTCAATTTATCCAAACACTATTAGTTATGTGAATGATGAAAAAATAGCGATGGATGGTTTGAACGAAAGTATTGAACAACAATTACTTTTGAAGAAAGCGCAGATTTTTCTTGATTCAATGGAAGAAAAATATACAGAGGCTGTATTGCAAAGATCGGCAGCAACACAAGACCTTATCGACTTGCAAGGGAAGTTAAACGAAGCTCAAGAAAGATTGAATAATGCCGAGTATGGCACGGCAGATTATTTGATTGCTATACTCGAAGTGGATGAACTTACAAAAAAAGTCAATGAAGCAGGAGAAGCAGTAAATAAAATGAATGAAATAACTGCTGAATACGAAGGATTAAGCACGGCAATAATGGTAGGTGATTTGGAAACTATCAATCAGCTTATTGAAGGTAATAGAGTTATTATGCAAGCGAGTTCTGATGCAATAACGAATGGAACGATATCCGCTAAAGAAAACTATGACAAAGCATTGGTGGATTTTGAGAATTATAAACAAGCAGTCGAGGAAGGCCATGTAAAAATGGATGAAGAGGAATACGCTAGACGAGAAGAAGCTGTAACAAAAGCAAAAGAGTTGTGGGATTCACAAGAATTGTTTAATCAAGAATTTCAAGACAGAATGAAAGATACAACATTATCTCGGGTTGATGAAACTGTCGACGAGACAGAAAAGAAAACCG